TGCGAACGGTGACGTAATAACTCCAGAGCAGTAACTAGGTTAGACTCTGGAGTGTTTGTTGGGCCGTGAGCAAATTCACGTAAACGCATTAGCGCAATTCTCTACCTAATGTTTCAGTTCCACCAACAGCGGCATCAGTAGCTGCAAAACCATCAGCTGGTTCTTCAGCATCAAAATCGCTTTCTGGTGGTGGAGGTAATTCAGCACCTAGTTCATCACCTGGCAAAGCCATTGGTTGATCAACTGCTTCACCGCTTAATACACGTACACCAGTGTCAACACCTTCACGTGCAGATTGTAAGTTTTGCATTAGTTGATCTAATGTAGCACCAACTGCATTTTTAAATGCATCAGCTTGTTCACTACCAATTTGGTCACGGATGCTGTCAAGTAATTGTGGAAGTTGTTCATTTTGCATTTTACCAACTTTCTCAATGGTGTCCTGAACACTATCAACCATATCTTTGGCAGCTAACAATACTTCTGCATTGCCAACTTCGCCTTCATTTAGTTGTTGATGTTGTTCAGTAAGCCAAGTATTTAGGCCTTCTTGTACAGTTAACAATTCCATGTAACGTGGATTTGTTTCCGCACGATGAAAATCCGCACTATGACGGATTTTGTTTAGGTTTAATGAAATTGTTTCACCCAGGCGTTGTGCTTTAGCAATAGACAAATTGTCATAGTTAATAGCAAAGCCAAAACGGCTTTCTAATACTTTATTAATTCTTTTTGCAGATGTCTGTGACATTTCTGATAGTTTCATGGTTAATTCTTCCTAATGCAATTATTTAATATTATTTATCAAAACAATAGACTTCTTCAATTGTTTCTTTGATTCTTCAATTCTAAGCATAGTTTCAGTGTATTTATTAGAATATAGTGTGATATTCCAATCATCGTTCTTCTCTTGTGCTTGTTTATAGCGATATCTATATAGTATGGCGTCAAATTCAAGTACACCAATTAAATTATCATTAACTCGTACTTCTTGTGCTAATTCATATTTGTGCTTGTGTAAGGCAATGCAATAAAATATGGCGTCTTTTCTATTAAAAAAGTCAAATATCTGTTCATTATCTTTAGTTATTCGCCAGTTTTTGTCTGTTATTTTTGTTATTTTGTACTTGCCTACAATTAGTGTATCTGCGCCTAATTGATAGCAGAATGGCAGAGGACCTCGACTATGTTTGGCCAACTCTGCTTCTGTAAACCTACGTATCTTTTCAACGTCGATCTCAGTCAATGCGTTTTTTGTAGTAGATTTTGCCGGCTTCATTTGTTCTTAACAGTACATCTTTGACTGTGAGTTGATTTGCAATCAGTTGTTCGCGTTCGTCTAATTGACTTTTAGCAATACTAGCGTCGCTGGTGAACTGTTCTAAGAGTTCGTGTTCTTCGTTTGTGATTGTTAGTAGTAGTTTGTTTGTGAGTTCAACAATTTTCATGATGTTATCCTATAAAGTATTTATTACAGGATGGCATTGCAGAGTTTTATTTAAAGATTGATCGAGCAATAAAGCCAATAAGTCCAGCTAATACAACGCCCATCATAGTTGTGAAGATACTGATAGTTTGTTTGTCATTACCCGATATTTTGTCGGTTAGGCTGTTTTTAATGTCGATCAGATGCAGCTCAAGTTTATCCATGCGCTGTTCCAAGTTGTTTAATTTAGTTTCCAAGCTACCGTACCTTACGGCGCATAGTTCGACATGTGCTTCTAAATTTTGCTTCTCGATCTCTGTAGGTTTTGCCATTATCGCTCTCTTTTATTAGTAGCGATGCGTATTCTTTGAGCCTAGTTTATGCCTTAATATGTGCCATGATTATTGTTGTTGCATCAACTAATATTTAGTTGTACTATGTAGTTTTTAACTGCGTGTTTTAAAATAGATATTTTTATCTACACCGCTGGCGTAGAATAAGGGCAATGTAGGATGTGCTGTTTCGTCTAGACCAAGTATAATAGGTGCAAGTTTAAAATCATCCTTGAGTATACCGTACCTATCATGGTTAAATGCATAGACATCTTCTCGCTCAACTGCAAAGTCAAAAGACCAAATTTTATGTAGACCTGTATAGTTAATACCAAATGAATACTCTGCCACATCATCAGTGACCGCAGGCAGATAATTGAATTCCATTAACTGTGCTCGCAAACTTAATAACTGGTTTATTGTTTCCCAATTACGTTGTTGATTGCGTTGCTTCTGCTGTTCTGCTGACTGTGTTAGTACGTTAGTTTCGGTTATATCTATTAGGGTATATGCGTAATATCGATACAATGTTTCCATAGCAATATTTATAGTCGTAAAAAAAGCCACAAATTATTGTGGCCTTTTTAGTTTACATTTTAATAGTTTATATTAGAATGTATAGTCTGCAACTGTAACAGTACCTGCAACTGCTGCGTCTAATAGTGTTTGCAAGTCACCTGCTGTTGCAGCTGAACCTGAAATTGCAACACGGAAAGCGCCGCTTGCTGGTGTACCTAAAAGTTCAACTGTTCCTACTATTTCTAGTTGACGAACTAATTGTTCAAACAAACTATCAACTGCTGAATAACTAACGTGAACGTTAGTTAATGATACTGTAAACATGTCTAATGCACGACCTGTTGTTACTACTGGTAAAGCACCGCCATTTACTCTTACTGGTGTAGCCATAATATTTCTCCTAATTTTAAGTTTACGCTTTCGCGCATACTTTTATTTATCATCTATGCAAAATTCTATACTGTAATGCTTGTATTTTTAAGCACGTCTTAATGCGTTTGTACGTGTGAATTCAAGCCTATCAACTAACTTAATTGCTCCGCCATCGTGCCCTATAGCAACAAAGCCTTCCGGAGCAGTTACTTTATAACCATCGTTGGTCTTTTGGAATGTACCAATACCGTCTACCTGCGCTAGTTTGCGCATTAGTGCATGTTTAAGTTCAATAACTCTTTTGTATGTAGCAAGTATAATCAATAGGTTGTTGGCATTGTCTGCTACCCATTGTTCTTTTTCTTTAATCTTAACCAAGCGAGCCTGTGCCGCACGTCCAGCAATACCACCCGATAAGTTTTCAATGTCTTTCATTAACTCGCTGTTGTAGTAATCAACAAACTTTTGCAAGAACTGCATAGGTTCTCCCACTTGCTCACCTTGTCTAACCATTTGATTAATGAATGGCTTGATGCTACGTGCAAAGTCTTTGTTGTTTAATATAATATCAAAACGGGCTTGCCCAATCTTTTCTATTGTTGCTTGTGCGGCGGCAATTTGTTTTTGTATTTTGACATTTTCACTAGGTGTTAAACTTGCAATGCCGGTATAATCTTTATATGTTGCGTCATCAAACCATACGTCTGCTGTTGGTGTTAATCCACTTACGTTTACACCGTAGTTTGCTGTCATTGCATCTAATGAATCACCTTCGTAGCTAGTGTGGAATATAATACCAAGTTTAGCTCGAGCAATACGTTGTCCTAAGTTGCTGTTAACTGGTACAGCGTAGGTAATTGTGTTGGGTGTGAACACATAACAATCTTCGTTGTTAATAGACACAGTGGTTACATCACCTTCTGTAAACATTAGGTCGCCTTGCACTACACCACCAATGCCAAGTTTTGAAAGATATTTCAATGATGCTGTTAGTTTAACTGCAAGCTCTGGTTGTGCGCTATACCATTTGTCAATGTCTGCTGCAGTTTTGCAACGTTTTGGCTCACCTTTAGCAAATACTGATTTAGTACCAATAAAAAACTTACTATCACTTGGGTCAATGCCGCAGATAATTGCTGGTGCACCATCCCATTTAACTGTAAGTTGTGTGGTTGTTCCTGTACCTTCTGCTAACATCACACGCAGACTTTCTACGTAATCTAATGCCGCAAGTGCACCTGCATAGCCACTGTTAAAGATTAAATCTTCTAAGTGTTCCAAATGCGGGTTTACTGCTTTTGCTCCTACGGCTTCAGCAAGTAACCATTGCGGTGTTTGTTTCTTTATTTCGAATAATTTCATTATGCTAATATCCAGCCGTTGGCTAGCCAATCTTGAGCATATTTACGATGTACTAAGCGATATGGGGATTCGTTGCCAGGTTGAATTGATGGTGGAATTTTAAGCTTCACCCAACCGGCTGGTGCTGGTGTAGTTGCATCTGTAGTATGGGTTTCTTCATCCCAATCAAATTTTCCCGCTGCGGGCTGTGCAGTGGCAGGTTTACTTACTGGTGCAGTTTTAGTTGATTGGGCGGGTTTACTTGCTGGTGCAGTTTTAGGTTTAGATGCTTGTGCAGTTTTAAGTTTATCAATGATCGCTTTGTCACCAGGCTTAGTAGGATCTAATTGTTGCCCCCCTATGCTGTATGGCTCATCGGTTGCAGGCGTTGTTTGAGGTGTAGTAGTTGCTGCTGTTACTGTTACGCCTTGTTGCTGTAACTCTTGTGCAACATTTTTAATTGCTTCTCTACGTCTTATTGGGTCTGCATATTCGCCTTGTTTTGGAATTTGTTTTCCTATATCAGTCATTGATATAGATCCTTGACGATCTGCTTGTTGTTTTATTACAGCAATAAATCTTTGTCGTTTTGCAGCGGTATGTGCTGAGTTTGCCGCATCATTGGCACGTTGCATCTTAGAAGCCGATGCATTAGAGGCTGCTGTAGCTGTATCAGCTTTGTTAGCATCGAGTTCGGCACCGGTACTTGATTTTACTCGATTATCGTACGCATACTTAGCGCCTTTGAGTTTATTTACTGCGTCTGGTGCCACTGCATCAACTACACCCTTGCCAATACCTTTAGCGACTGAACCTGCAATCCCACCAATTGTTCCTAAAGGGCCTTCCACCAATATTTCATTAATCTTCATCTTTTAATTTCCTGATACCGCGGCTAAATTTTGCTGGGTCTTGACCTTTGATTGCATTAAGTAGACGACGCTCTAGTTCGCCGGCCTGTTCGGCATCATAGTTTTCACGGATGTGATTAATCAGGTTAATAGCACCATTAATGATGTTATTAGCTCTGCTTTCAATCAGATTTGCTTTATCCTTGTGCCTAAGCAGTTGATCAAGTTCAAAAAGTATATTTTTTGTATTCTTCTGCAAAATCGATCCTTAATGTATCGTTGTTATGTATTTATTAAAGATATTTGAAAGGAGTTTGGTTGATTATTTCGTATTCAGCTTCATTAAATCTATCAACAGCCCAAGTATTACTATCACTATACAGCCACGGATTGTTTTGTTGCCAGATAGCAAAATGTTCTTTATTTAGGTTATGTTTGGAAATAAATTCGCCTGACACTATGTCAGCAAATTCAACATTAGTGCATTGTGGATGTGATTCAAATGTTTCAAATACATTTTTTGCTAGGCAACGAACTTTGTCAATTTGGTCTAGGTTAGATGTTTCTTGCCAACCAGATTCGGCTATCTTAAACCATCCGTTATAATATCGCAACCATCTATATAGTTTACTTTCACGAGATTCAGTGGTAATGGCAATAACAGTTTCAAATGGCGCTAAGGAAATTGCACTAGGATGATAATGAGTTCCTATCCATCGATTCTGATTAGTGCGAGAT